ATAATACTCTTATATTATTAATATAATATTAAATTATTAATTGAACAATGGATACTATAATACTTACTAATTGTATATCCATTCAACTAATACCAAATAAACTATTTTAAATATTTTTACAATTATTTATATTTATTTGCATTTTGTATTGATATAAATACTATATTCGTTTTGTCAATGAGACACAAAACAATAACAAAAACACTTAAACAATTAAAAATCAATCAGTTATGCAAACAATCACACTTAAAAATGATTATCAGGTAACTCAATTACTACAATCTATTGCGTCCAATATTATAGATTGGAAAGCCAATACAGGTGAGTCAAAAGCGAAAGCAATGATATTAAAAGACCTTTTAGATTTGGCTATTAATATTGAAAAGCAAACAGGCGTTAATGCTTATCAAGAAACAAGTATTAAAAGTCTTTTTCTTGACGTTTATTATTCTAACACTATTGAACAAGATATTTAACCTTTAAACCTAAACACAATGCAAACACTTTCAAACATGCTTTTAATAGCTGAATTAGTTTTATTTAGCTTATTCATGGCAAACGTTGGTAAACTTTTAATTCACCTTTTAATCGATAACAATGCAAACAATTAGCCTATTTGAATTTATCGCCTTATTTATTGGCGGTATCTTAGTTTATACCCTTGCTTTAACTATTTGGCAAGAGTTAACCAATTATAAAAAATAATCTATAACACTACAAACAAAACACAATGAGAACAAAATTTAACAACAGCGAATTGACACACGTTTGGGCAAATCAAACTCAAACACATGGTAAAGGCTCAAATATGTTTTTTGAGTACGATAGTATTTATTCGTATGGCTATCATTTTAAACTAGCTCAACACGTAACAAACAAAGACGGCAAAAAGTGCGTATTTTTTAATGATAGGCACTATTCAAACTCAACAAGTAAACAGCAAACACTTGTTTGGCGATCAATACCCGCAAACGTTGAATTTTTCAAGGTACAAAGTTTTTTTAATGATATCGAAACGTCAACGACAGCACATCTAGAAAATTTAAAAAGCTATTTAGAATATGCAAAAGAGGCTCAACAAAAGGCAATAAAAGCCACTAAATTAAAAAACGGATACATAGAACAGGCAAAAATTGCAATTGACATTTTTGAAAAGTATGTATCTTTTTTTGATTTAAGTGCGTTTTTATGGGAGTATAAAACCCTACAAAATAGATACAACGAGCTAACCAATTGGATATTTGAATACCAAAACTCGGAGGAGTTCAAAACATGGCAAATAAGAAAAGACGAGAACCAAAGAAAAGCCGAGCAAAAGCGACTAGAAAAGGCAAAAGACGACATTTTAGAATTTAGGGCGTTTAAAGTTTCGTCAATTTATAACTTAGGTCAGTATTTTTTAAGATATAACAAAGAAACGGACAAAGTAGAAACAAGCGGAGGCGTTAAAATGTCTAAAAATGTTTTTTTATTGGCTTATCAACGTCTAAAAGATAACACTTTGCAAATTGGTCAACACGTTGGCGACTTTACTTATAACGGCTTTAAAGACGGCTTTTTATCGGTTGGTTGCCATAAAATTAGTATTGACGAGGTTGAAAATTTGATCCCTGAATTAGGTTAACTGACGAGGCTTGATATTAGCCGAAATAGCCTCTTTTTAGGGGCTATATTAACCAAAACAAAAGATAATGTTTACACATATTAACAACGACACAAACGGTAACCCTCGTTTTGTTGTTCATTATTTGCAATTAGCTGACACTTACGCAAGAGCTCTTTTTTTATCTCGTCAATTAGGAGGGCGTAAGTTTCACAATAAGCAATATGGGGGAGGTATTGCGTTTCAATCTTACAATACCGACCAATTAGCCCAAAGGATAGCAAAAATAAAAGAGGCGGAATATTTGGCAAAATAAGCCGTTTTTAGCCACTTTCTTTGCGGTTGATATCTTTATATTATCCAAATAAGATAAGCTAAATTTAAGCCTTAAAAGTGCCTTAAAATGCCTTTTAGCTATGCCTTGCCCTTACATATCGGCAAAAGCTAGTTAAATGTGCAACTACTTTTCAGTTGCAGACAAAAATCTGCCAAAAACCCTATGCAAAAACTCCCCAAAAAACCCACAAAAATCTGGGGCAAAAATCTTTTGTATGGACAAAAACTTTTGCAAACCTTTAACAATATTTTAACAAAAAACTTTCAAATATTTACAAAAACTTCCTAATTTTACATTCTACAACCAAAACAAAAAACCCATGCACGAATTAATCACACTCAGTTATCAGATGAAGTGCGGTATTACTGGCACAATCATCGACAAAGGCGAACAAGCCTATTACAACCATCAGACAAAAACCTGTATTCATCCATTAGAATATGAGAAGAATATGAGCCAAGTCAAGATAGGTGATCCAAAAACCTATTTTACTAGACACCAAAAACTTAACAAATAAAACATACAACACATGAAATTCGAATTCGTAGCCGAAACCGACCAATTACTTAACGACACTATCTATTTTACAAAGCAAGATGGTGTATTTATCAGTGGAACGATTAGCACTAAAAAAGAGGTAGCTTATGCCATCTTTGAGAAGCTTAGTCAAGGTCTACCACTCAGAACATCAGAAGTCCTAGAAACAAAAATCTATCCAAAACCCTCAGAAGAGGAATAAAACCAAAACCAATGTTGAAACTAACCCTAGAACAAAAGAAAAAAGGTATCAAAGAAGAGTTTACCTATGTAAACAGTAATGGAAGAATGTCAAAACAATACACCTACAAAGGGATGTATATAACATGGGATAATCAAATCCTACATGGCAAATGGTATTACTGGAGAGCAAGTTATTACGCTTCTTTAGATGCAGCAGTTCAAGGAGTAGACAGACATATCAATCACTTTAAAACTAAATAAACAAATGCAAGAAATCACAGACTACAAAAGCCTATTTAAGTATGGCGACATGAAAAAGATTATGGAGATTACAGGCTATAGTCGTTATGTTATTGAAACAAGACTTAAGAACAATGATTATGAAATGACCGAGCTAATAAAAACCTTCTATAACAAAAAACTAGAACTACTTAAAAACCAAATCAATGATTACAGCGAAATTTAGAACACCAAGACAAAACTTACTAAAGAAAAAACCTTTGTTTGTAGATCAGGACATCGTAAACAACTTAGTCAACAAGGTAGCTAAAGCTTGTAATTTAGATGCTAAGATAATCACTAAGAAAGGTAGATATAGACCTCAAGTACTTGCTCGTAATATGTGCTTCTATATCCTTCATGTACACTACAAGCAAAAAGCCGCCCAAATAGCTCCTTATTTCCATAGAGATAGGACTACAGTGCTACATGGCATAAACACCTTTGTAAATGACGTAGAAGTTGTGCCATACTATATGGAGCAATACACACAAGTTAGAAGTAAGATTAAGATACCAAAACTATATTCAGAAAACTATTAAAACAAACACTATGCTATCAACATTCGCACACATGAACGAAGTAGACAAAAAAATCTTTGTCGCTAAGATTATCCACAACATGAACTACAGCCAATCAAGTTTTGAAACTATGGAAGCTATGGTCAGAATGTGGGAACAATATCCAATCAAAAAAGCAACTTTTTTTACACAACAAAATCAATTAACACATGGAACTGCAAACAACTAACAACGAAATTCAAGCACCCAGTTACCACATGGTAAACAAGGACTCTATGCTTTCTTTATCTAACGAGCTTAAAAGATTCGTTAAAGAAGCACACTTAGTATCTAACATCAAGGGTAAGGATTATTGTAATGTAGAAGCATGGCAGATGGCTGGAGCTTCATTAGGGTTATTCCCTATCATTACAAGCGTACAAGACTTATCTAAGGAAGGAGAAATTAAGTACATGGCTACTTGCGAAGTTAGATCGTACCAAGACAATAAGTTGGTATCAGTAGGTATCGCAATATGCTCTAACAAAGAGGGTAGCAAAAAATTCTTTGATGAGTATGCAATCTTATCTATGGCACAAACTAGAGCTGTTGGTAAAGCATTCCGTAATCAGTTAGCATGGTTGATGAAAGCTGCTGGATTCGAGGCTACACCTGCTGAAGAGATGGATTTCGTACATGAAGAGCCGAAAAAAACCTCTAAGCCAGTACAAGAGGTTGTAGCTGAAATCTTACAAGACGAGCCTACAAGAGAAGAGATCATGATGGAAGTAGCTAAGTGTACTAAGGTTAAGCAATTGACTGACACATACTTTACTTACAAGCAATCATTTGATTCTGATGAAACATTGATGAAGGTATTAAAATTGAAAAAAGAAAACTTAAAATAATATGAACCTAACATTATTACCCAAAGTAGAACTTGCTTCTATTGAGCCTAACAAATTTGCTATTGAGTTAATCAAGTCGCAGATAGTAGATCACTTTACACAAACAGGTGAGTCACCATTAGAACTACTGGTTAAGTCAGAGGCTGTTGTACAGCTTTTAGAAGGCATTAGAGCTGATTTAAAGGAGTTAGTATTAGATGAGCTTAGTAAGTATCCTGGAGGCAAGGCTGAGGTCTTAGGAAGCGAGATGGCTAAGTTTGAATCAGGTGTTAAGTATATCTATGACCAAGACTATACTTGGAGCAAGATGAATGACCAATTAGAGTCTATGAAGTTTGCTATCAAGGAAAGGGAAAAGATGCTTAGAACACTACCAACCTCTATGGTTGATCCTGAATCAGGCGAAATGGTACATCCAGCTCCTAGAATTAGCACTACAACCTTTAAGATTAACTTAAAGAAATAAAAACTTTGACCACCTCAAGATATTAAATATTTTTAACCAAGATAGTAATTAGGGAACTTGGGGTGGTTATTTTAAACTACAAACATGAAACAAACGATAATATTTTTATACGAGTTGGTAAAGTTTATAGTAATATCAATACCACTAGCAATATTTTTATTTGTAACATTAAGCATAATTAGTAAATTCAAGAAGATATGATGGAGATTGCAGGATTAGAGAACTCAGTACCAGTGAGGATGATTTATGTTGACGACAAAAGTGAAGTATTGTTTAAATCTTTAGCTCATGCAGCAAGGAATACAAGGATCACACAAGACGCAATAAAGAAGTCACTTAATCCGTTACTGAAGCGTAGATTTAAGCACAATGAAAGAGATGTGATATTTAGGATAGTTAAGACAAATTAGTATATTTGTCAATGCAAACCGTACTTTGCAGTTAAAACTTATTGCCCGAAGAGGCGTGGGGGTGTACGGACTCCCGCAAATCTGAGGGCTTTTTTATTTTATGAATACAGGAATGATTGTTAAGAGCAGATCTGCTGAAAAGTTTACTGCCATCGACAACGAGATTATTAGGAATGTCGAATTAACATTAGAGGAGAGAGGATTATTAATTTACTTACTAAGCATGAGGCATGATTGGGTAGTTTATAAAACTAACTTACATGAACGATTAGGATGCAGTAAGGGGCAATTAGACAGAGTTTTTAAGGGATTACAAACCAAGAACTATATTTTGTCAGTAAAGGTGATAAACGAGCTTGGAAGGTTTACTGGATGGAATCATGTAGTATATGATACACCAGCAATCCGAGATGAGAAATCACCGAGTTCAATAAATGCCGAAGTCGGTGAAAGTGCCCCTATAAGTAATACTAATACAATTAATAGTAAATTAAATTATAAGAAGACTAAGTTTATAAGACCAACAGCTAATGAGATAGACTTATATGCTAAAGAAATAGGTTTTTTAACTCTTGATCCTTCTTATTTTATAGACCATTATGAATCTAATGGTTGGTTAATAGGTAAAAACCCTATGAAAGATTGGAAGGCTACTGTAAGAACTTGGAAAAGGAATAGTTCCAAATTTAATACTACTAACGTACCTACAAACAAAATAACTACACAAATAAAACTTAAATAACATGACACCAATTGGAACACTTGGCAAAATTAAAATTACAGAAAATGGCATGATTGCCAATGTGAATTTAGATAATTCATATAGAAGTGATTTAATGATAAAACTATTTCAATTAGAAGATAGACAATTTAAACTTGAATTTAAATATACTGACTTACAAAGAGTTAGAGAAGAATTATTTTCTATGGGATATACTCATCTAGATAAAGATATTTTAAGAGTACAAAAAAAGATTGAAGCGGAGATTAAATTTATTAAGAGAGTAATGAAAAAATTAGTTTTATGATAGCTATAAACCTACCAAAAGCCTTAGATATTGAATCTAACATACTTGGGGCATTGCTTTTAGACAAAAGGACTATCCCATTGGTTATAGGTCATCTAAAAACTGACATATTCTACGATCTAAAGCACCAAAAAATCTTTAACGCTATTAAGGAAATGTATGATAGTAACATATCTATAGACCTTACTACTGTAGCTCAAAAACTCTCCCAAGATGAGGACATAATAAGAGAAGGTGGTGCTTACTACTTATCAAAGTTAACTGATAATGTAACTTCTACTTTACATATTAATACCCATATTGAGATTGTTATTGAGATGTATAAGAAGCGTGAAGCCTATAAAGCACTTAAAATAGCTGAGAATAGTTGTTTAGACAACGATAGTCAATCTATAGATTTACTTTCTGACCTAAATAGTCAACTTATAGGTTTACTTGAATATGGTAATTTATACGAAAAAAGCATAACTGACGTAGTTATGGCGATCAACTTTGCTAGAGATTTAGCAAGTAATGGTGAACTTTTAGGATTTAATACAGGATTCCAAGAGTTAAACCAAACGATAGCAGGATGGTGTAAGCCTGACCTATGTATTATAGCTGCAAGACCAGGAGCAGGTAAGACAGCAATGATGCTTTCAAGTGTTTACCACTTAGCTATCCTAAATAACGTTCCTACGGCTATTTTTAGCCTTGAAATGAGCTCCGAGCAGCTTGTTGAAAGGTTAGAGTCAATAACGAGTCAAGTGCCCTTAAAACGCCTTAGAACGAATAATTTGAATGACTATGAACGTAAGCTACTTTTAAAGACAGATGATAAGATAATCACAGCACCCATCTACATAGAAGATACTGGAGGAATCAGTATCTCACAACTCAGAGCTAAGGCTACTATTCTAAAGCAGAAGTATGGTATTAAGGTAATATTCCTAGACTATCTTCAGCTTATGAGTGGACAAGGCAAACAAAACCAAAACCGAGAGCAGGAAGTAAGTTTTATAAGCAGAAGCCTTAAGGCCTTAGCCAAAGAGTTGGAAGTACCTATTATTGCTTTATCGCAGTTATCTAGAAAGGTTGAAGAAAGGGCTGATAAGCTACCAATGTTGTCTGATCTTAGAGAGTCAGGTAGTATTGAACAAGATAGCGACATAGTAATTATGTTAATGAGACCATCTTATTACGAAATGAAAGAGCCTGTAGAGATTGGTGGTAAAGAGTACAATCCAGATGACCTAGTGATTGTTAAGGTAGAGAAGAATCGTCATGGCAAGACAGGAAACTTAGCAGTTAGATTTATTGGAGAAACAACCACATTTGAAGACTATAAACTATAAACTATGAAGCAAAAATTTATCGAGGTAGAAGTAATAGAAGGTGAAGACCTTAACATTGAGAACATGAAGCAACGCATCATAACTAGAGCATGGTATGATACTGCTAGATTTCATGACTTAAAAGATATAGCAGTTGGTATAGGCGTAGGAACTAAAACACTTTACTTTTACGCTAAGAAACTAAAACTACCTAAGAGAAGTGGACTTAAATAGGAACTATAAGAATACTCGTAAGTTCGACATAGAACAAGCTAAGGCTAAAGATGGCACTTACCAGGCATTGTTATTGTTCGCTAGGAACACAAAAATCCTCGTTATACAACAACCAAAAGCACTCAAGCAAAAATTCATGTGGCTTGAATATGAGAATAATGGTAAGCCTAGTGGCATAGCAGACACAAGAGTAGAGTTCTTTGCTATTAACTTTGACCTTAAAGATAGAATCTACTTTATAAGAGCTGAGATGCTTAGAATAAAGGCAAGAAGACACTTTAAATGGGGTAAAACTAAGATAGTCGAGGGCATAAGATATGTAAAAGTTCCAACTGTGGAGATGATACGTTTCGATTAATTGATGTAATTTCGTTTATATGACATACAAAACAGCAAGTGACTTAACCAAGATGATGCTAGAATATTTAGATAGTTTAGGTTATGAAGTATGGAGGAATAATAACCTAGCAGTTAAGGGAAGGTCTTTCATTGGTAAGAAAGGTTTACCTGACATCATTGGTTACCATAAGAACTATGGTCAGTTCATTGCTTGTGAGATAAAAGCTATAGGTGATAGATTAAGTGTATCACAGATAGAGTTCTTAACTCACTTAGGTATGTGCGGTGGCACATCTATTGTATGTCAACAAGTATCAGACGGAACAATTAATTTAACAATATTTTTAGACAATGGCGAAAGCAAAATCAGCATCTGGGATGACCAAAAAGGTCAATTTTGGGAAGAGAAGGTTGGGTAAGGCAAAGAAAAGAAACGGACCTAAAGACAAAAATGTAAAACAATACCGAAGACAAGGTAGATAAAAACAACAATTATGGAAAATTTAGAGTTAGAAAACAAGGCAGAAAAAGTATCTAAGACGACTACAAAAGAAGTTAAGGTTACTGTAGTTCCTAAGGAAAGCAAGTTTGTAACTGCTGAAACTATTAAGTTAGTAGAAGACATCTTAAATGATGGCACAGTAGATATCAAATGGAGAGCACAACTTAAAGAACAAGTAAGAAAATACAAAGGGCATGGAGAATAAGTATGACACTATAGTCGAGTCTGTTATTACGAAGTATAAAGATAGAGCTAACATTGGCTTTACTAAATACGGAACTAATCTAGACAGAACTGACTTAAACACTAAAGAATGGGCTGAGCATTTACAGCAAGAACTTATGGACGCTGTATTATACTTAGAGAAATTCAAAGAAGGAATTAAAAATAGTTTATAAACCAAAACATCAAAATATGCGACACGTTTCAAAAGCACTAGCTAAGTATCAAGTAAATGAAGAAGTAAATTCTTTTATTACTATACAAAATGAAGAAGATATTAAAGGTATAGCACCAATAGTTAGTTTTACAATTCAATCAGACCCAATTGGAGAAGTAGGTGTTAATGGTGTACAAGCCTTAGATTTATTAAAGTACACAAAATACTTATTTGAAAGTTTAAATGAATCATTTCCTTGCAGAGAAAATGCTTTAACAATAACAAAAATTGAAGAAGCAATACATTGGCAAGATGCTCGTACAAAAGATAGACAAAAAAGACTAGTAGAAGGCACAAATAACAAATAAAATAATCAAAACAAAAATAACATGGCAACACAAAAAGAGAACTTCTTAGGAAGATGTTTCACACTTAGATCAGCTTACGGATCATTCAGAAAAGTATCATTCGGTCCAGAGGACTTAAAGAAACTAAACGAGTTCGCAGCATCTAACAAAGGATGGTGTTCTATCCTTATCAAAGACAAAAAGAACGCAGGACCTGAACAAAGTGATTTCTATTGCGAAATGGATACATTTAAAGCAGGTGATTATAAACCAAGTGGCAAAAGTTTGCCATTTTAATCTATCGACATGAAAATATATAAAGATATTTTAATCAACTTATCACTTTTATTAGTAGGTTTGTATCTACCGTTTGCTTTCATTATCAATAAGTATAACCCAACAATGTGGGCTTGGTATGAAAGAGCATTATACGTTATAGCTGTAGCAGTAACTATCGGTTACGGAGCTAATCAGTATAACAAAAAGTAGTATGTTTTGTTTGTAGTTTAATAGTTAGACGCTGCTATTCTTAGTAGCGTCTTTTTTATGTATCAAATTGACTTATATCAATAAAACATAAGTCAAAAAGTAGTAGTTTTACTACCTTTTATGATCGATAAATGAACTTTATATGAGCGATAAAAAACCCCCAGATTTTACCTGAGGGTTAACCAAAACTACACACAATCACACACCACACATGAGAGCTATTTTAATTATGACTATTTCTAGTGTCATAAAACTTTGTCAATACTGATCCGTAAAGGACTGCTTGATACCTTGTAGTAAAACTATCCATAGATTCGTTTACATAGAAGTAATCCTCATTGGACATATATACAAAACACCTATCACTATTTTCTTCATCAGCCGTTACACTCGCCACCTGATAGATGTTGATATAAGCATCCGATTCCTCAGAATTATCCTGGAAATCATAGCTTTCATCTTCCTCTTCGGTCAGTTGTATGATGTGCATTAACATTTGTGATACTATTTTTAAGTACAGTAAGTCGTAATTCCTTTACAATCAACTCAAGCCTAGCTTCTAAATGAGTCTTTTCTTTCATTAATTGGTTAATCTTAACGTCTACTTCTCTGTTCATACAAATTTACGATTTAATTCTAATGGAAATAAAAAGTGCATACCCCATTGACAACCAATGCAATACACACTTTCTTTATATTTACTAGACTATAGTTACTTTCTAGGTAACCTAATAATCTTACTGCCTAGAGGCATCGGAACAAATATAGCAACTCTTCCGCCATCTAGAACAACTCCACAACCTAATGTGGGTCTTTTGGGGAAAGGTCGTGAATACTCCATAGCATAGGCATCAATATCGATACCACAGCCTACATTCATACCGAATATCATATCCTTATCAGATGAACTATAAAGAACACCTCCAAAGCTATGTATATGACCTATTACTGTTGATTGTCGAGCATCTCTTGCTCTATTGATTGCACCTGCTTGTCCTGATGATCCTGTACCATGAGTGTATAGAACACCGTCTATTTCCCATTCTAAAGCCCATTTCCAGCCTTTAGGAGCATCCCAAGCTTGTTCATAGGACTTGATAAAACGTTCTGGTAAACCGCTTGTTTGAGCCTTTCTTTTATGAAGGGCTGAGTGGTTACCAATACATACTTTTACGTTAGGGAATTGTTTGTACCATTTATACATAGCAGCTTGTGCTAAGTCTGCTTCTCTACCTGCTCCATGTCCGTCAGGTTTAGATTCGTGATAACTGATGGCATGATTGTCAACTTCATCTCCAATGTGTACAACCTCAGAACATTGAAACTTATTCGCTACTTCATAGCAAAAAGCTTTATATCCAGGATGACAGAATGGTTCATGAGTGTCGCCTATTACTAGGACATTTTTCTTGCTCATTATATGTGGTTTTGGTTTTGGTCTATTTTACTAACTTCTCGTTACCCTTATAAGTAACATAGTTAGTTCTTCCGCCTGTTTTATCTTTAGCAATCAATATTTCTTGCTTTAGATTATTAGCATCATAAGCTACATGAACCCATCCTAATTTACCATCCTTTGGAAACTCTGCTATTAACTGCTTAAATTTAAGATTGTCTTTGATATAGTGAAATATATCATTGTTTGTATATGTACTACCTGAACCATCTTGGTCTATATCTGCCGCACAACCAAAACTATGATCTGATTTTAACGCACCACCTATGAAGTGATTAAGCATCTTTGACCTGTAACCACTAGATAACGTAATAGGACCAAACTTCATTCTGATTGGTTCTAATACTTTTTCACATAGTACTTTAATGTTTTCAATGTGTTCAGGAGTTGGCTCGTTAGATACTCCATGTCTTTTTGCTGATTCACTACGAGTAAACTCTATAAGTGAAAAATGTGCTGTTAATTTCATCTTAAATAATTTGATTTACAAAATATGCTAATCCCGACAACCATAATAGGAAGCCAATCGTTAATATTATTTTTTCGCTTTTAGGCATCTTTCTTAAATATTTTCTCTACTGAGGTTAAACCTAAGCAACCGAACGCTAACAAAGCTACTGATTCTACAAGAATCGTACTTGGAGCTATATGCTCTTCACTAAAACTATTGTGATACATAGTAACACACAATGTAATTACACATAACAATCCACATAAACGCTTCATGCTGAATCTACCGCTATCTTCTTGGAAAAACTGTTTCATATTATTTAATTTTTATTAATGCTAATGCTACAAACAAAAGCAAAGTCCATAATCTATTTATACCTTGTTCTTGTTCAAACTTTTCTTTAAACTCTGGATCAATTGTTGAGCTAGATTTAATATTTTGGATATGAAATCTGTAAATATTGACTGAATCTTCTTTACTGCGTAGTTTACTATTTGTTGTAACATATAAATTGTTTTTAAGTGATAACGAGTCCTTATAAGCGATTATTGTATCGTTATAGGACTTATATAATTTGTTGATGGTATCTGCTTGACCAATGGTCATTATAACAACAGAATCACCCTTAATCTTTTTTGTAGTGGGATATTGGGAGTAGCTTGAAACTGACAGCAGTATCATTGCTAACACTATCCAAAGTTGCTTTAACTTCATTTAGTTCGGTTTTTAGTGTTGTTATCTCTTGCTTAATTTCAGCAAACTTGCTTACGGTAGAAGTTACTATAGCTTCTTTAGCCTGATCAGCTTTAACTTGAACAGCTTTGTTCTTAGTCATTGTGCTATTAAACTCAGTCATAAATTGCTCGAACTCTTTATCTTCAGTTACTGCCTTATCTTCTTTTTTAGCTGTAACATTTATAGTAGTTGCTGTAACTGTTAGAAAACCAAATATCAAAAGAATAGATTTCATTGCCTTTTATTTAACTGTTGATTTAATAGCTCCCATAGCATCTAAGGTTTCAAGCTTAGTTGTAGTAGAACTTAATGCTGTTTTACACTCAATTAAAGCCTGAGTCTTTAGGCTATCCTTATACTCAAGATTAGTAATCCTAGCGTCCTGAGAGTTAATTTGATTGTTGAAGTTGCCTCTAATGTCTACATAAAGAACAGTTATACCGATTATAACTAGGAACATAGTTCCTTTGATTGGGTCTTTACTAAACTGAGAAAAGCTAATCGGTAGAGGATTAGCACTTACATTAACGTCTTTTTTAGCTGCCATTTACTTACTTTTTACCTATTTTAAAATATACACTACCTGAGTAGCCTATATTAAAGTTTTTATTAATATTTACATTAAGACCTATTAGAGCCTTATTTTTGGCATTAAGCATGATTCCAGGACTTAGTACTTCTAAGCCATTAGACTCGCTTAAATCGCCTCTAAAGCCCAAATAAAGGGTATTCTTAGCTTTAGCTGCCTTAGTAATGGTGGTAAGTATGGTTTTTTCGGTTATTTTAGCCTCAAATCCCCTTGATTGGATCTTATTTTGGCTTATAGTGTCGTTGATGACAAAGGTATTAGAATCTACCTTAATGGTGTCAGAATACGCATATATACGCATGTAATCGTTTACTATGCGTACAGTATCATGTACCAAATAACGTACAGAATCATGTACGGTATCTGTAGCTATTATAACATAAGGAATATCTTTTCCTTGTTTCCACCTGGTGGACACTTTTGTTTGATACACAGTATCGGTCTTTACAGACTCTATAACAGCACTTGAGCTATGGCATGACTCATATAGCCACACCATAGCAAAGAAACAAAGGATAATGATTAAATAGTCCTTAATATGCTTCATTATTCAGCAGTTTCAATAGCTTCTTCAACAATTGGCTCTGGTACAGGAGGCACATAATCACCTGTGATTGTTAAGTTAAGTTTAGCAGCTAACCAATCCCAAGCATAAACATTAGCATCAGTAGCACTATTGTAACTAACATAATCAGCACCATTCATATCAACAGTTCCATTTACTAAAGGAGATATATTAATGTCTACTTGTTCAAATAATTGATAGTAAAAAGTTGCATTGTCTACAAGATTGTCTGAATTAACTTGAGAATATAACACAGTTGCTTGTTTTGACTCTCCATTTATCCATATGGTTAGTGGATTAATTGTTTTCATTTTATATTTTTTTTATTGTAATTGATAAGACCTAACGTTTCCATCTTGTTGTATTAATGCAGTTGCGCCTACTGCTATTGTTATGCTTGATACAGCTGTTGCGGAATTATTTATAATATTAGTACCACTAAAAGCATTTAAAGTAAGTACACCTGTACCTGCATTTTTAATCCAAAACATTTGATTTGTTCCACTTGGATTAGGTAATGTCCAACTTGCCGTACCTGTACCATTGTAAATCCAAGTAGTTGTAGCAGTTGTTATTGTTAATGTTGTACTTGTACTTGCACTTGCATTAGGACTAAATCCAAGAGTATATGTTGTTCCATTATTAATAAGACTAAATAATGAATTATCACCTGCACCATTAACATTTAATCTTGATGTTGTATTTATAATACCAGCCGATGTGATTCTCATTCGTTCGGAATTGCTTGTTCTTATACTAAAATCACTTGCACTTGTTGTTCCTACAAAAGAATCACTACTAACTCCACACTCAAGCATCACTGTTGTACCAGCAGGATTTGTTATTTTTACACCTTTCGTTCCATCTACTGCTGCATTTGCAACCCCTAAATGTAATAAAGCCGTTGGACTACTCGTTCCGATTCCAACGTTGCCATTTGAACCTTTAATAATCATTCTTGTAGTACCTGCAATATCTGAATCAAAAAATAAATCTCTATCATTAGCTGAATTATACCATCTTATTCTTGATTGATTATCTTGAACTTCAAAATCAAAGTTATTTGGAATCGTGCCTGTTCTTATTAAAGAAAGTTTAGTATTTGTATTACTTACTGTTGAAATAATATTCCCACCTGTATTTACACTACTTGAGAATGTAGCAGTACCACTTACTTGTAGTTTTGCACCATTATCTGATGTAGTATTTATTAATACATTACCACCAACACTTGGAGTACCACCTGTTAGTGTCATAATCATATTGCCATTAGTGTATAACATTATTGGTGAAGAACCTGTACTATAAACTAATGTAGCATTTGGTGAACTACCTAAATAAGAACCACTATTGTTGTTTTTACCAAAATATGTAGTTCCATCAGAATTTGTTACTTGTAAAAAAGCAGCACTTGTATTTGTAGAAGGTATAATACTTATTTGCCCATTTTCACCAGTTGTAATTGATTTTGATGAAGTTAAAAATCCTGTAATAGTACCACCACTAAGAGGCAATAAGCTACTTGTAGATATACCACTATCTGTTAAAATATTACCTGTTATATTAGCTATTGCCATTATTTATTATTTAAAAAGGGTTAGGCAAAATTACTGTTTTTGGATTGATTATGTTATCCAATTGAATATCTAGTTCAGCATCCAAAGCTTGTACATCTGTTCCTGCATCTAACCAACCTTCTACAATTTCTTGCGTAAGGTCTTCATAAGGAATAAATCCTTCTGTTGGAGGTGTTAAGCCTACGCATACAGGGATTTGAGTAGATGTATTACCATCTGTAATCATTCTATAAGCGTTTACTTGAATAACAACATCTGTTAAATTGTCTATCGCCTTAGCTGTTACCATTGAATCTTGTGGGATTACCCATTGAAAAGTTGCCATATTATATTGTTTTATTATACCATTGTTAGAGATTTCCAAGTACCACCACTATACACATACACACCTTCAGTACCATCAGTTTGATATACTATTAAGCCTGTTGCTGGTGATGCTATTGCAGCCCTTTGAGCAGCAGTCATTCTTGGTGGTAAGAAGCCTTGAGTAGTTGAATCTACTTGTACTTTAGCAGAAGCGTTTATTGATGAACCTGTACCAATACCAAAAGAACCTCCACTTGTTATTCTTGCTCTTTCTTGATTGGCACTTGTAATAAATAATAAATTCCCTGTTGTAGTATTTACAAAACGCATATCAGTACCTAATGCTGAAAATTGCCCAACGTATGCGCCATTTACAACAAAATCAACTCTAGGTATTAAAGAATTTGTTGCAAATTCCATTGCATATCCTGTGCCTGCTGCTCCTGCTGTATTTTGAAAAAAAACACTATTACCTGCAAATCTTGCAGTACCATTAACATCAAGTTTATATCCTGATAAAGTTGTCGTACCTATGTTTAATACTCCCGATAAAAAGTTAGCAGCCGTTCCTGCCATATACAAGTTCCATCTGTTAGTGCCACTTGGGATATTGCCGTAGAATCCATAGTTATTGGTTGCTCCTGTTAATGAACTATCTGCCAAATATCCAAATTGATTAGTAACTGTTGAACCTGCACCAAACGTACCTTGAAATGTTCTATAATGATATAAATTTGGAAGCGTAAATGTTGTTGCAGCAGTTGATGCAGATGATATAAAATAATTAGCTTGTCCTGTTACATCTGATTGTACTGCACCACTAGAAGAAATACCATAAGAGGTTGAACCACCTGTAATATTTTTTGCTACAGATAAATTAAATCCTGTTAAAGATGTTGTACCAATACCCACACTACCAAGTCTTGAAATTCTCATATACTCAGTAAGAGCAGAACCATTATAATTTAAAAATAATAAATCTGCACCACCATTAGCAGTGCTTGTAGTTATACTCCTAATCGCACTTGAAGAAACTGATGCATTAAATCCATTATCATTTACAAAATCCATTTGTACGCCTTGACCTGGACTTGCAGAAGCAGCAGATGAATTTGTTATTCTTAAACTTACTGACACTCCATTTGATGTTGATAATGCAGATTCTAATCTTGCATTAATAGAAGTTGTTCCAATTCCCACATTACCTGTAACCCTTGCAGTACCATTTACATCTAAAGTGAATCCCGATAATGTAGTTGTTCCTATGTTTAATACTCCTGCTAAATAATTAGCAGCAGTTCCATCCATATAGATATTCCATCTATTAGTACCTGCAGGTATTGAACCTTGAAAGCCATAGTTATTAGTTCCACCTGTTAATGTTGCAGATGCAAAGAAACCAACTTGATTCGTTACCGCTGAACCTGCACCAATTGTACTTGCAGTAGCAAAAAAGTGTCTATAATTAGTTAAAGTAAAAGCAGCGGCTTGTGTGCCTATTTCGTTATAATAACCAAAAGCAGTTGTAGTTACATCACTTTGAACTATACCTTGTTGTAATATACCATAAGCAGTTGTAGCACCTGTAATTGTTTTGCTTATTCTTAAATTAATTCCTGTCAAACTTGTAGTACCTATGCCTAATGAGCCTCCTAAATGGTTATTAGCAGTACCATTCATATACAAATTCCATCTATTAGCACCTGCAACTATATTACCATAAAATCCGTAATTGTTAGTAGCACCTGTAAGGTTTTCAACCCAATATCCCATTTGATTTGTTGCAGAACTACTTGCTCCAAATGAACCTTGAATAACAAGATAATGAATCAAACTTGTTGTTGTAGCACTTGCAGCTAAAGATACAGATGAACGAAATCCTGCACCATAGTTTGTAGAATCTGTTTGAATTGCACCATCAACCATTACAGAATGTGTACTTGTAGCACCTGTTAAGTTTTTAGTAATTCTTAAATTATATCCTGTTAATAAAGTACTACCTATTCCCAATGAACCTGCCATATAGTTATTAGCTGAACCATCCATATAGATGTTCCATCTATTTGTTCCTGCAGGTATATTACCAAAGAATCCAAAGTTACTTGAACCATTAGTTATTTGGTCTACATAAACACCATATTGATTTGAAACTGATGAACCTGCACCTAAAGTAGTTTGGTTTACACTTATATGTCTTAACTGATTTAAAGTGAATGCAGCAGCAGCAGTTGTAACTTGAACATTTAATCCAATAGCTGCACTTGTAACATCCGAATTAACTATACTACCTATATTCATTGCACCTGCTACAACTGTACCTGTTATATTTTTAGTTAAGTTTAAGTTGTAAGTTCCACCACCAAAAACAAAACTTGTAGTACCAATACCTAATGAACCTGCGATATGATTATTAGCAGTACCATCCATATATAGATTCCAACGATTTGTACCACTTGCTATCCTGCCTCTAAATCCATAATTTGTTGTTGCTCCTATTAAAGTACTATTAACCTCAAAACCTGTTTGTAAAGTAACTGTTGAACCTGCACCAAAAGTACCTTGATATGCTCTATAATATACTAAATTGCCTAATGTAAAAGATGCAGCAGCAGTTTGAGCAAAAGTATCATAATAAAAGCCATTTACTGTTGCATCACTTTGGATTATACCTGCATTCATTTGTCCATATACAGATGTTGAACCTGTCATATTTACATAATTGGCAAGTCCCATATTGGTTTGAGTAGTATTTAACCATAGACTTCCATTAAGTCTTGTATTAGAACCTAAAGTAATCAAAGAACCACTATCTGTAATATTACTATTACCTATTGTAGAAGCACCTGTAAACTTAGGTAAAGTGTTTGTTGTACCTGTACCTGTTACAGGGTTAGTTAAAACCCCTTGATATTGTGGTATGTTTAAAGTAGCACCAACTAATGTAGCTGCTCCGCTTGTACCTGTTGTAGTTAAAGTAATAGCGTTTTGCTTATTATTAAATGTTGTCCAATCAGTATTGTCTAAATAACCATCTACTAAATTTGTAGCGACAGGTATTGAAATTGTATTGCTTGTGTTAACTAAAGGAGCAGTAAATGATAATGCAGCTTGTTTAGCATTAAAAGTACTCCAATCTGTTGAACTCAACTTACCTGTATTTGTAGCCGAAGCAATAGGTAGGTTAAAAGTATGAGTATCACCAGTTGAAGCGATAGTAAAGTCAGTACCGCTTGTTCCTGTGGTTAAGAACTGTGATTGGTCTGTTAAGTTATTTAAAGAAACCATCCCCTTAGATAGGGTAGTTACTACTTGACACAAATGTCCATTCTCGGTATGTAAAGTAACTGTTCTACCATCTACGTTTACATAGATTCTAATTGCCAATCTATCCGTTAAAGCTAAAGCAGCAGTAGCGACAGGAATAGCAAAATAGTAAGGTGCTATTATAGTTCCTTGATTAATATACTCAGGAACTCCAACGCTACTACCTAATAAGGTAAAAGTTGTGCCATCGTACTTATAAAGTTCTGCATAGAAAAAAGGATTACCTGTATCGTTACTAACACTAAAATAGAACTCACAATTAAAGTTACCGCCAGGAATTGATAATACATCAGGGTCGTTAGCATCAGTTAAATAACTCGCTACATATCCTGTTGTTGAAATAGCAATATCAGTTCCAGCACCTATGATTGGTTCTTTATTTAACTCTCTATATGCAACACCTCCTATTGTACCTTGTGAAACACTTGAGTTAAGATAATAAGAAACCGAACTTCCTCCACCTGATGATGTTGGAAAGTCAGCTAACGTACCATCCCCTCGTACATATTGAGAAGCAGCACCATCCAAAGCAGTTATTACACCACTATTAGCCACTACTGGACCTTGTATGTCCCTTATCTTTGCTTCCCCTGTTACCTGTAACTGTGCACTCATTTATATATAAATTTTAACTATTATTTAGCAATTATTCTAACAAACTCATCAGCCTCTAAAGCTCTAGCAAAGGTAACAACTCCTGTCGAAGCATTAAATAATACATTATCACCTGTAGCAGTACCTGTTGTTAATATTGTTCTAACTTCCATACCACCTCTTGTAACTGACAAGCAAACTCCACCTATTGCACCTGCAAAGGTTACTGTTGTCTCACCGCCAATAGCAGTATATTGATACATTATCACATTTGAAGTTTCTATTACTACTGCACCACCAGGAGTAACTTGTGTACCTGTTATATTATACGCACCAGAGCCTTGTAGTGACACGCTATATGTTGAGGCTGCCTCTACCCCTGCACTTAAACTAAGTGAGCTTAAATTGGCTGATCCTGTAAATACTGAGTATCCTAGAGTACCACTACCATCCCCATTGTCATTATCCACTTGGAACTTAATTAAGATAGGTTGTCTTGTCAACTGAAGATTAGCTAAGAATAAATAAGAATAGTCGCTTAAAGCAACAAAGCCATCAGCATTGATAGACCATGAAGCTACGTCATTCTTAAACTCTTTAAACCAAGCAGAACTTTGAGATGTTACTTCCTTCTGATCTACTGAAACCTCAAAAGAGCAGTTTGTAGCTGCCCCAAATGGGATTGTTGTAGGTATAGTTGTAATAGCCGAAGCATCATTTGAACCTTGTGTATAGAAAGTCATTGTTTTTGTAGTAATCTGACTTGCTACCACTTGTATAACTATTCTTTCATTTGACAATAATGTTGCACCTGGAAACGCAAATGTTTGTGTGTATTGTTTAACAGCTAGTTGTGTAAAAAATATAGAGTTTGTAGTTCCTATAGATGTCAATGTTGTACCATTGTATTTGTATATATGGTAGTAGAATCTAGGTGCTGATACCAAATCATCACTTATTGAAGCAAAAGCATTAAAAGTCCAAGTACCAGCAGGTATTGATAATGTTGGTACATCTGTAATAAATCCTGCAACTATACCATCTGAGGTTTTAGTAAAGTTTGTAGCTACTCCGTTACTATCAAGTAAACCAAATTGCTTATAGCTTAAACCACTAATGGTGGTTACCGAAGTAGAACCATTAAAATAAAAGGTTGGGTTTGGGTTTGTATAGTATAGTACTATGTTTGTTCCGTTTATTACTGATGCCATTATTATAAATTTATTCTTTTATTTTACTGTATGTTATATTTTATGGTTTCTACAGAATCATTATCCTGGTTTGTTATTTCTATTAGCTGAAAAGAGGTTACCTCGTCAACTTGTGGGAGTATGCTACCTCTATTTAACAAAAACGTTTTATCATTATAAGAAAGTGGATTATTCGGTGAGTCTTGTATAGTATAAACTTTATCTAAATAGTTTAACCCTTTAGCAGTTTTAAACGATCCTAAATCCGCCTCTAGTGTACCAAAGTTTTTACTTAATAAGTTAGAATATTGTCTAGCTATAAGCATAGGCAATAACTCAAAAACATTAGTAGTATCAGGATAACGATACCAATTTTCATAAGAAATACCAGCAGAATTTACTAGATTTCCTACGTTATTATTAACTGCAAAACTATTTAAAAAGCTTCCGTAAGGTTGCTCTATCTCTCTTATTGTGGTATTTTCTGTTCCTACTTGTCTAGTTACATCTACTGACCTTATTGTTGTATAGTTTTGTGTTATAGAAACACTTCTTAAACTTATTTCTTCATATTGAGGAAACGGAGTACCACCATCTACTAAAAACCTTAATTTAACATATCCTTTAACTGATGCTCCACTTGGACTGTTTTGAGTATTTATTAAAACATTTAAGGAATAATCAGAATAATTTTCTTCATCTACTTTATTAATATCAATAAAAGTATAAGCAGTTTGCCATGCATTTGAACTATTATAATAATAAGTAATAGATGTAGCAGGATTAGTAATCATTACAATCATTTTAGCTTTTCTGCCACCAATACCAATTCTATATGAAAAATTTATATTAAAACCTGGACCATTCATATAAGGCAAATATGAATATAGTGGGAAAGAAGGAGAAACAGGTACTCCCATTTCTACTTGAGAATATGTACCTGTTCCAATAGGTTTCCGAATACTTAATGTATTAGATGATAGATCATCTTCTATTGTTAAATTTACATAAATCTGATTTGGAGTACTACTTGTAAAATAATCCCAACCATAAGGAAAAGGATAAACTGATGGTGGAGTAGTTACTATATTATAATAACCTTTAAAATTACCATTATGAACATAGTTATTTGCATAGTTAAAGTTACCTTTTACAATTACTTTAGGATAGCCTTTTCTAACTATTTTATTTTGAGAATTATTAACAAAGTGAACGTTACCTTCTTGATATGGTTCAATGCTTATATTTTTATCTATTGTTCCACTACCTGCATTACTTACTGTTGGATAAATAACATAATTAGTAAAATATCTTGTACTTAAAGCCATTTGATTAATAGCTATTATTTGCCATTTACCATCGCTTTGAAATAATCTGCACCCAAAAGATTTAACAATATTATTTAAAACATCATAATAATTTAAGCCTACAAAATCTCTTCTATATTGATATGTTTGTGAAAACGGTTCATCCCCAGAAGCATCCCCTCTATCAAACATACCTTCTGCATAATAAGAACAAGAAGTAAGTAATTCTATAGGGTCTGGGTAATTGATAACGTTTAAAGTTTCAGCGATAACGTCTATAAGTCTATTAGTTGAGTTTATGCTTAAAGATTCTTCATAAATAAAATCAGTATATTCTAAGAATGACAATCCATCTATAGCTAGTATATCAACTTGTAGATTACCAGTTGTAAAAGGGACTGAAACATAATCGTTAAATAAAAACCCACACCATAATAGGTTTTCTCCATTATATAGTTTAACAAAATATTTACGAATATCAAAACTCAATAGACTAGGAAATTCTTCTCCATCTTCCTCTGTTGTTAAAAAAGATATATTTAATTGAGAGGAAATAATACCAGCTAAAGGCTCATCATTACTAGCGTTAGAATCTAAACTAATATTTATAGCTTCATAATTTTTTACTGCAAGAGTATAATCCTTTTCGTAAATTCTAGCTTGTAAAATAGTGTCATCTCTTAGAGCTTGAGTTATTGTATATCTTAGTCCGTATGCCATTATGCTAAACTTATATTTTGACCTTTAAGGAAAGATGATTTTTGAGTTCTATTGATTGATACTAAAAGGTCTTGACCTCTAAGTACAAATGTACCACCTCCTCCACCACCAATCATAGATTTTAATTTATCTAAAGGTGCAATAACCTCAGGGTTATTTTGAGCACCAGGATATTCACCTACAAGACCCATAGTTGGTCCAGAAACTATACCACCATTAGCAAATGCAGTAGCTTTATTTTCATTCATTGAATTTCTTAAAAATGAACCTGCTGCAACTGCCGCAATACCAGCAGCAAGAGCTAAAGGCCAGGTTTTAGGGTCTTTAAACAAATTCATAGCAGCACCATTAGTAATTGCAAAAGCAATAAGGGCTTTACCTATTGAAGATAAGCCATCTGCTAATATATTACCTAATTGTTTAAAATCAAACTTACCTCCAGCAAATATTGCTCCCATCTGATCAGCAAAGTTTGTTAATAAATCAATATTTAATTGATTAAATGTAGTTTGCAATGACTGATTTAAAGTTTCCAAAGGGTCAATTAGACCTTCAATCTTAGCTTTGTTATTACCAATAGCTTCGTCTAATTTTAACATAGCCTCTGCACCACCTATACCTGCCATTCTAAACACACCTAGTTTTACTATAGCCTCTTCTAACGCTTGTTTTTGAGCTTGGTAATTTCCTCTATTAGCTTTTATTGAAGCATCTGCTTCTGTATTTACAGCTTTTATTCTTTGTTCAGTAAAATATACTGATCTATCTAGTAGTTCCTTTTGTATCTTTTCAGCTCTCTCTAATTCATCTTTTTCAAACTTTTCATTTCTTTTTGCATTATCATTTCTTATAGCTTGAATACCATCAAGAGTAGACTTTTCAATAGCAAGTCTTTTAATTTTAAACTGCTCTGCAATATTAGATAATGTATCAATACTTGATTTATTGAAAATAGCTTCCATTAAAGCTAACTTCTCTTCTTCTTTAAGCACCTCTAATGCGTAATATCTACGCATAAATAAATCATCTTTATAATAGTTTTCTTGAGCTTTTAGTAAATCTAAATTAGAAGTATCAGCCTTAAATGATTCCTTAGTTGTATCCCCTCCTTTCTTTTTGCCACCAAAAATAGAAAATATATCAAATTTCTTACTTTCTTTTTCTACTTCTTTAAATGCAAACTTAAAACTATCTGCAAACTTATTAGCAGTATATTCAGTTGATTTGGTTATTGTGTCACCTAAATCTTTATCAAATATTCGAGTAAAAGCACCTATAGTATTTCCTACCATTTTTAAACTGAATGATAAAAATTGAACTATAGCGTTCCATGCATATTTAAAAATATTTAATAAAGATTCTCCAAATTTACTCCAGTCACCCTTTATAACACTTGTAACCAAATTAAATGCTTCCGCTAAAATATTTCCAGCTATTTTAGTAAAAGCTAATAAATTTTCCCATATATATTTAAACTGATTTATAAGATTGTTTCCAAACATATCCCATAAAAACATGATTGATTTTACTATTGAATCAAACGCTGGTTTTAATGTATTATATACCTGATTAACCACACCATTAATAAACTCTTTAAATGTTTCATATATCTTCTTTGTGTCTTTAGACATATTATCACCCTGCATTAAAAAATATGTCATTGCTGCTGTAACAGCAGATACAGCTAAATATAAAACACCAAATCCCTGAGCTAATGCAGGGATGTTATTTTGAATACCTCTAAAACCATAAGGTAAATCTTGTAGTATCAATGAGATACTCATTATACCTTTGTTAAACTTCTTAGATGAGCCATCAAAACCTTTCATGGCATTAGAAGTCTGCTTAATATTACCTTCTAATATTTCAAAATTCTTACCTAGTTTTCCTAGTTCTGTATTAATAATATTAGATACAATCTTGAACTCTTCAGCGTTTGCCTGTATCTTAATTTTAATTGATTCTTCTACTGCCATTATCCTATAGGTTTAACATTATTATATTTCTTTAGTACCTCTTGTAATTCATCATTACTCATTACTCTTTGTTTCACAAAGTTACGATTATCGCAGTCAAGCTTTAAAAGCTCTTCTGGCATAACTTTTTTACCCTTTGGTAGTTGAATATTGATTAAAAGTGTAGTCTGCCATCTTACTCTTAACCATTCTTGTTCTTCTTTATGACGGTAACCATACCAAACAAAATCTAACTCAGCCATCGTCATATCCCAAAACAAATGGGGAAGCACTTGGCACTCCCCCATTGTATATCTTTCAATATCAATCCACTCTAATTTTTTTTTACATCTGAACTCTTGCCTTTCTTAGATGGGGTATTATCTATACCGCTTACCATACTATCAGACAATACTTTGAATATGTCTTGTAGTTTAGCACTTGCAATACCACCAATATCATCAATCCAATCGCAAACCTCTAAGTCAGTAAAGTTAGGAGTAATACCTTCTTTATATAAAGGATACTCTGCTGCTGATCTAAGCAAGTTTACAATAGCGTCAATAGTTGATTCTCCAGATAAAGCATCTCCTATTTCAGCAGGTGATATACCTTGAATTTGACAGAATCTTTTTAAAGACCATGTACAAAACCTCATAGGTATCTTAGTCCCATCGCTTAGGGATAGTTCGTAATGTCCTCTCATATTTTGGTGTTTTTGGTGTTATTATGGGTTAGGAGCTTGAGTCAATGCTCCTGTTCCTGTAAATGAAACTGAATATGTTGCTGGAGATTCCATATCAGCAGTAACATCTAAACTTTCGATAAAAGCAAGACCAGACCAAACTAAGTCACCTGGAACAACAGTACTACCTGTTGAAACAGTTGTAAACTTAACTGTAACTGCTGTTCTACTAGCTAATTGTGTAAAAATATCCCCTACAACAAAGTTAGCTCCAGTTGGCTCAACTGTTGCAAGACCATCTGTAGTCAAAGACCAAGACTTTAAACCACCAATTTGATCAGCCCATCCATTGCTTGATTTAGTTGTTGAATCTGGTAAGTCAACGCTTACTGATAAAGAACATGATGTAGAATGAGCTACTACTTCACTTCCTACTAGAACTACTAGATTTGTACCGTTAAAAATTCCTGTTGTTGGCATTTTATTTTATTTTAATTTTTTATAATATTTGAGTTACAAAATGTTCGAATACAATGACTCTTTTAAACACATAAGCTTCGTCAACATAATCAAAGGTAGCTTCATTAGATGACATCCTACGAGTAACTATTTTAAAGTCAGGAGAAGCACTTGGGTAATCTGGCACATTAACGCCTATGATCACTAATAATTCATTAGCCCACTGGTCTACCGATTTTTGCCCTACTTCACCTGACTTAAATGTTCTATAGACAATATCAAATTGAAGAGTGACATCAAAGTTATAACTCTGCTTATCACTATTTTCAACTGATGTTTGACTACTAATGATTAAAAACGGAGGCTGCACTTCGTCAGGTGCAATAGTATCGTAAACACCCAAAGAAAAACTTTGTGATGCTAACTTATCTACATAAGCCTTTCGTATAGCATATCCGCAATCTTTCATTAAGCTTCTGTTTCCTCTTTTACTTCCTCAGGATTTTGTTCTTGAGCAAGTTTTGATAAGAACTGAGTTAAAGGTAAACCATACTTAGTTGGCAATTCTTGGATGAATGCGTCTAATTGTTTTACCTGCTCTTCGTTTAGTGTAATTGTCATGGTATTGATTTTGTACAAATTTAACGAAATATATTTATATCTTAAATTCTTTAATCTTGAATATAAGTTGACTATACCTCTTATCGAAAGAGGTCATCAAAAATGGTCTAGTTGCCTGATTAGTAAACTTTTTAGGGCTTTGTACTATATATTGTCTTGCAAATTTACTTTGCTCACTAGGAGTTATGTTAATAAGTGAAGGTAAATTTATGTTATGCCTAGTACCAAATTCAACATAAGGAGCATATTTAACAGATTTATTACCAGCACTAACATAAGCTGTGCCTGTTTTATCTGTCTTTCTATGTGTTATACTTCTTTGTAATGCACCTGTTTTTACCTTTACCTCAGCTTTAGCATCTTGTTGTATATTAACAACAGTTTGATTTATAGCCTCTGCAATATGCTTTTCTAGTCTTTCTGAAGCATTAGAAAACTTTGCTCTTAGAGTATCTAAGCCAGTAATACCCATTGAAAATGCAGCCATTATTTCATTGTTGAGCAGCTAATCATAAAATACTTATTACGATCATATTCGTTTATAACTGAATTGATTAAGTATAAGTTATTTTTAAATGATATAACTAATTTATTATCAAATACTTTTGAAGTAGTGTATCTTATTCTAAATGTAATATCATTATTAATAGAATCTTTTTCTACCAAATTAGTCTTGCTTTCGCTATCTCTAGCTATTTCAGCCCAACAAGTATAATAATCTACAAGTGTGTTTACAAAACCACCTGCACTATCTGATACGCTAGTCTTACTTTTAAAAGTAATCCTATTCATTAATCTTCCTATCATTAGATAATAACGTTTATGCGTTTAAATGGCTTCATAAGCTCGTATGCGGTCATCAAATTAGCAGAAGGCTTAGTTGCCTCAACTGAAGACTCTCTGTACTCATATAGGTCTGAAACCATCTTTAAAAGGGCAGTCTTCATTGTCTGAGGAGTTGTAGTATAACCGCAAGTATAAGTGAACCTAAATTCGTTATCGAAAATGCTAGTCATGTAGACCTTTTTGGTGGTTTCACCAAGCACCTGGTAATCACCAACAGACATTGCTACCCAATTTGTGCTATCCCAGTATTCTACTGCTGATATTGTGTTTGTAGGAACATAAGGTAACTCTATAAAGCTATCTACATAAGCTACAACTCTTAATGTTCTAGGAGTCATTGCAACTCCTGCATATTGCTCAAGTCTTGTTTGAGCTGTATTGATTAAAGATGTAATCAAACTATCATCTTCGCTGTAATCTACTCTAAGGTAATTCTTAGCTTCCGCTAAAGTTACGACTGTGGCTGTAGGTGCTACTGTGGTCGTTATATCTCTTACTATTTGCATTATGCCATTGTTTTTACAAAAATAACTAAAATATAGCGGACATAAAAAAGGAGGCAGTTTGCGGCTGCCCCCTTGTATTTTAGTTTAATCTAGGATTAAGCTACGTTACCGAAATCACCATATACAAACGCATTGTTGTAATAGATAGGGAATGCAATACGAGCTTCAACTCTTACAGTAATCAAGTTCTTTTGGAAGTTATCGCTATCCATTTCAGAGAACTGAACAGAAATACCTTGATTTTGCATGATTTGAGCACCCATTGACCAGTCACCTACTAAGAACTTATCAGCAGCGATTGCTGTAGATTGGAATACTGGAATACCAGCGATAGTAACACTACCATCAGTTGTAACAACTGTAGAACCTGGAAGGCTATAAGCAGCGTTAGTATTCTTAGTGTTCATGATATTAGCCCAATCACTTGGGTTAATCAAGATACCATTTGCAGAATAGTTAGTAGCAGAAACTTGTGCAATAGCTTGTACTAATTGCTCAACGTCTACAGTTGCAGCACCAGTTGGAGCAGAAGCATTTACAGTCAAACCAGTCAAGTTAGGAGCTGTACCATTACCATTTAATAACTGAGCATCTTCAGCTAATAAATATTTCTCTAACAAACGAGCTTGTAAGAAAGAAGTCATTGCAGGAACATCATCCAACATTTGACGAGAGATTCTTACGAAACCAGCGATGTACTGAGCAGGAGCATCAGTCATTGTGATATCGAAATCGATTTGAGATTTTGCAGAACCTTGAGTTTGAGGAGCTACATCACCTTCACCACCTGTTTCCTTAGGGAAAGTAAATAAACCTGTAGAGATTGTACCTACTGGTAACAAGCTTCTAACGTGTACTTTACGATTAGGAAGAGCATATACTTGTGGAGCATATTGTCTTGGGATGTCACCAGTTAAGTTAACTGCTTCAGTCATGTTACCTACTGCCTTAGTGTCTAAGATAAAGCCAGAACGCTTCTGCTCACCACGACCTAATTTTGCGATACTGTCAGCATTCTTTTCGATTGCTTCAGCAAGAGTTGCATTGAACCCTTTTACTTGATTTTCACTCATTGTCTTACGATTGTTTTTTGCCTCTAATTTGTCAGCAGCATCTTTTACTACAGCAACTTGAGATTTTAATTCTTCTAATTCTGATTTTAAGCTGTCTACCGCTACTGCGTTATCAGCTTTTAATGTTTCGATAGCACCGTTTACTTCGGTTTTAACGCCTTCGAAAGCACTTTTGATTTCTTCTACCATTAGTTAAAAATTTTAAATGATTGTAAATAATTGTTCATCTCGATTTGCATGGAAATCATCGGGTCTTCCTCTTCTACCAATGCTTCTACTTCAGGAGATACGAAATCTTCATCCATAGGTTTTTGCGGTTGTTCTTCAAGGTCGACTGACTCTTCATCTTCCATCTCAGCAAGATATTGTTGTAATTGTTTAAGTTTAAGTTCCAACAATTCAAATGTTTCATCAGTAAAGTGACCGTTTCTTAAAGACTTGATAGTTTTACCCATCTCATCTACAAGAACAGACTTTATTTGACTCTTCACTCCTACTGTTGGTG